GTGGAGGAGGCGGATTCTTCTTCTTCTGCTTCTGCTTCCAAAGTTTCCTCTGCTTCCGCTTCGGTTGTGATGACTTCTGCCTCTTCTGTAAGAGGTGCTTCTTCCTCGCCCTCTTCTTCGAGGACTTCTTCAGCCTCTTCTTCGGCTTCCTTGAGTTTGACTTCTTCGGTTGTCATGGTTTGTCCCTGCTCATCCCGTTTGACGAGGGGGGTTTTAACGGTAGCGGACTTTTCAGTTCTTGATTCCATTGCGTCAACAAAGGCTTCTAATAGTTCAATTCTGCCCTCAATGTCTCCGTAGTCCTCCGCTTTTGCTTCAAAGCCAGGCAACAAATCGTAGTCGGTATCGTCATCTTTGGACGGCTCGGCTGGATCGTCGCCAGCCCCTTTACAGGAGCCTGTAGGTTTGGAGCAGGTGCAGTCCGAGCTGGTTTTTGCTTCTTCAACGGGTTCTGCTTCTCCCGCTGGAGCCGCTGGCTCCATGTGCTCCTTCTCAAACAGGATAGCAATCGAGTCTCCCCTGTCCTCATAACCTACGATATGCTTCTCCACATTGAAGATGGCTCCAGGTGAAGCGGGAACGTCAACAACGCTGGTCTCCAACCAATCAATCTCGGTAAACTTGATGTAGCACGAGTCCTCGTCTTTGCATTCCTTGACCGCCGCTTTGGCTATGAATCCAATGCTGAACGCCTTGAGCATTCCCTTTCGTATCTTTCGGGTGATGTCCTCTTCTCCGCCATCAATGATTGCCCTGCCAATTGGCACGTCTCCTTCAAGCCCTTCGTATGAACCCAGCGTGACGTCCAACATTCTGCCAATAACACCGTAGTCCTTGCGGTGGTTATACAGGATAACGGGGTTGTTTTTGTAGCCGTCCCACGCCTCAAGAATTGCTGACATCTCCACCAATTCACTGTGGCGGTCGAGCATAGCCTCCCCGCCAACATATACGGGTCCTGAAATTATCACATCGTTTTCGTCCTTTTGGTAGTCGTCCTCATCATCATGTTGCTTGACAACCGAGAAGGGTGTTTGAATACGATACTCGATCTGGATTTCGGACTCTTCACCGTTTGTTGATGTCCATTCATCTTCGTCTTTCACGAGACGAGCCTTGAGCGTCATGCCTCAACCGTTGCTGGTTGCGGTTTTTATTGGAATCGGTCAAGCAACGATGACCTGTGTGTTTGAGCGAGCCGCTTGGCTGTAGGCGTGCTCCATAGCGTTGCATCGTGCTGAGTGAACCATAATGATGCGTCCACCGTACGACCGCCCATCGGATTCAACAGTGAACCAATAGACGCGCCAGCGTCCGTCTGGCATCTCTTTGACTTTGACGTAGTGCTGCTGGGTGTTCATAGTTTCACAATCCCATGCTGGAGAGCACACGGCTCGCCACGATGTAGGAGCAACCGCAATGATACATCAAACCTGCTTTAACTCGTGCTTCTAATTCATCACGGCTGGCAGGGAATACCATGCAGGTCATTGGGCGTCCTGTGGCTTTTTCGGTCTGGCTGACAACCAACATGCCGCAGTCTGCGTCAAGTTCGGCTGTCCATGTGGTTCGGTGTTCGTATGAGTCAATGGTGGCTCGCATGATTAGAGGCAGTGGGTTTCCCCTTATCAATGCTTCGCATTCTCAATAGTTTGGGGGTCTATTCTTCCTCGTCCAGCGATTTTTCACGGTCACGCAGACGCTTCTTCTCGTCCGATATCACCTTTCGCATGAATGACAACCCACGACTGCCAACCGCCAGCCACTTGATTTGAGCAACAACCCCAGCCAAACGGAAGTCCTTGAAATGACGTGCAACCCAAGCCTCACGGAGGCGGATTGCTTTTTCATCGGTTGCCGTCTTAGGGGAGCCGCCCTGCTCCATCACTTTTGTCAGCCGTCTGTATTGGGTATTGCCCAGCACGTTCCCTCCACGCCTCCAGATTTGCGGCCATTCCGTCCGCAATTTTTCAGCCTCGCCTCGTGGGAACACCTTCCAGCGTGAGTTTGCGATGCTGACTTTCTGATCGTCTCCCCTCTTTGGGAAGTCCGTTCTTTTCTCGTGGATATCGTCAGTTGATTTGGTGGACTGTGGGTGACCCTTTGGAAGCAGGTCGGTGTCATGTTTGCCCCTTCTAAAACGTCCATTTCTCAACGCATAGAGGAAGGAATTGACACGAGCATACGCCCACTGTTCAGCCGATGTGACGGTTGGGCGAACCGATTCGGGGTTCGATTGATATGCCCCTATACCCCTCTCAAAAACGGCAATCAGGGTCCGTGTGGTTGTCTTTTTGCTTTGAGCCTCCACGCTTTCGTTGTGTTCCTTTGCTTTGTTTGTCAAAGTTTCACGAACCTGGGCAGAGACCTGTTTGATTTCGGGTTCTTTTGTCAAGTGAAGCATGGTGGTTTGGATTTTGATGGTACGGTCGCTTCTTGAGAATGTGCCGTCTTCGTTGTTGATTAGGACACGGACACGGGCTACAGGCTCCTGTAGCGTAGCATCGACCGTCTCAGTTCCTTCGTAAATTGCGACTTGATGACGTCCGCTGGTCAAGACCGAAGCAACCTGCCCAGCATATCTCCCTTTTTCAGTCGTCCATGATACGTAGTCGTCTTTGTTTACCTTAGCCATCAGTTTACCCCCTTTGTTGGTGGGAATTGCTTTGCCACTTTGTCAAAGCCCTGCTCCACTTTGATTCTCATACGTTTGCCAAGTTCCTTTTTGTGTTTCATCACTGCTGGACGTAGGAACGGTTTCGGACGCTGGCGGAATGTTCCAAACTCAACGTAGGTGGCGTAGTCCACCCCCGTTCCTCTTCCTCCAAATTGAATGATACGGAGATATTGGTTGGTGCGTTTCACACGCCCGCTTGCTCTCAAAGCGCCCGTTCTCACGGGAGCACCACGTTTGGCGGTTGTCAATATCCGAAAGGCAATCTTGTCGAGTTCAAGTGGAACGTCAACCTTGCTGACCTTCTTCGCCATCTTATTCATGGCAATAGGGAATCGGACCCAGTCCTGTTTTATCCGTATTGAATCCTCCACTTCAATCCCTCACTATTTGCACGCTATCGGTATATTCACAGCAGACTTCTCCAGCGTCCTCATAATAGAAACGGGTTTCGGCTGACCAATTGCCCGATTCAAGATTCTGCATCTTGGGGTGAATCACTTTGATTTCACGCTCTTTGTCGATGTCAAACGTGGGCAGTTCGTCATAATCCACAGTGAATTGGAAGGAGTCCTCCAGATAGAGAGCCAGCATAACCTCAACATCGGTCGAGCAGGCTGGGTCATTGTTATTGACTCCAATAAGCATGAAAACCTCCAGGTCTTGATCGCTGTTCGCTTCAATCCGAGAGGACTTGGCAAACGGTTGTGTACCACAGCCGACTTCATATTGCCCGTCCAGATTCCAATGCCAAGACGACTCATCGATGTGCCAGGTGGCTTCCGCATCATACGTTCCCGTTTCTAAGTCATCAAAGTCGACCCAATGCTCCGTGTCTTGCGTCCAATCAACGGGCAACCATTCCTCGTCATAGTACACCCCGTCTTTGTTGATTTGAACGTGAATCGACCCGCTATATTGACGGTCGCACACGTTGTTGTCATAGAGGAAGATGTGGACGGTCGCCTTTGTGTTGTCAATATTCCAGTCGCTCATGTGCAATTGAAAGTCGGGGTGACAGTCGCCCCCGTGTCCTCCGTTGTCATACCAGCATGAGCCATCGTCCCATGTAGCAAATGAATCGTAGTTTTGAGCGGCTGGGTCCAAACAGCCCCCGTATTCGTAGGAATAGTCGTACTCGTCCTCGTCATCGCTATCGGAGCCGAACAGATTGATGACGCCCAAGCCCTCCAGCGTACCTCCACTGATGAGCAAAAACACAGGGGCGATTATCAGTGCGATTTTTTTCAATTCGACCACTTTGCGGTGGGCTGAGGCGATTGCTCTATCGACAATATCACCCTCCAGCGTGGTGTCCACCTTCACGTCCGTTTTGTTGCTTCCTCCGTTTAGCACCGTGTTCTCCGAGACTTTGCGGTTGATTGCTTGAACCGTGTCAATGAGTTCCGCCGCTTCTTGCAGTTGTGTGATGAGGTCGCCCCTGTTGTTTGAATTGTTGAGAACGCCATCGTCCTCAAGGTCAGCCAAAACGTCCGAGACACTACGCCCCGTCTCCTTAGCGAGCCTCTTTGCTCTATCCAACAATTCCTCGTGCAATTCTTCATCGGTCAAACTTCAGCCCCCTCAACGTCTGGGCGGAGCACATCATCTGCTGGCACTACATTCGCTGGGGCATTGGATTCGGTGTAGGCGGTGAACGTACATCTGCAGTTCGGGTGTGCTGGAATCACCCCGACTGCTTCTTGAGCGCTATAAACGGAGTTTTCAAACGGTAGGCAAACGTCAGCATCGGTTCTGTCGTCAACCGTGACCAACCGCTCCACGTAGTCAAAACCCGCTCGAACCATTCCGTACAGGTGTGCATTCTCCACCGACCTGCGGGTTTCGGTTCTCGCGATCCGCTCATAGAAGTACGAGGGATAACGGGAGCCTGTAGGGTCAATCAATGACCGCATCTCACCTTTAGCCCATCTCCACGACTGCCCATCGGTGAGCATCTCTTCAAACACCTTCAATATGCTCGTACGGTATGACCCCAGCGTGTTGCGTAGTGCTGGCAGTTGCCAACGCCTTCGCCAATATGCGAGGGCGGCTTCATCTGGAGCATTGAGTCCTGTTGCGATACCCGTTCCGCCCAATGACAATTCAAGGCTCTCCCCGTATGAATCACGGAGAATGAGCGAGCCTGTGATAGCGTGACGCTCCACGCTGTTCTCAATTGCGGTGTCGAGTTCAAGGATTGCCTCTTCTATCTCCGCCAGCGTGATTGCTTTGTTGCGTTTGTACGTTTTCAAATCAATACCTGGCAAAACAACCGCCTCGTCTCCGTCCTCAAACAAACGGTCGAAACGTTCTATCACATCATCAGCAAACCTGGCCTGTTCATCATTGGCGGAAGCACGATACTTTGCGGCTCCGTTTTCGACCAGCCTTTCGTATTCCTCGTTTGCGTTTTTTCGACGATCCAGCAGTTGTGCTGGCTTATTGGTTTCTGTATCCAATTTTTCCTCCCACACGTATGCGGGCGTGTTGCCCGCACGCTCACCTTCATCTTCGGGTCGGGCTTTTTCGGGGAATAAATCGAAGAGGCTGGCGACTTCGGGCGTGCTTGACGAGCTGGAATCGGGGCTGGGTTGGTTGATTTGAAGTTTGGGTGAAACAAAGAACGGGTCGTCCGCTCGTGTATCGTCCAGCCGCTCAAAGCCGAGAAGTGAGCGAGCCTCGTTGATGCTAATTGTCGCCTCTTGTCGCAGGTTGCTGATTGCGTTTGCTTGCTCTTTGACAACCTCAGCCAATTCACGCTCACGGCTGGGGCGTATTGTACGGAATGAAAACTCATAGTCGGTGACGTTCAACAGGGGCAGAATCTTGCGGTTGATGAGAGCCTCGATTCTGTTTTGAAATGACTCGATGACGTCATACCATGCGTCTAATTGCTGCTCAGGGTTGCTCATCTTCCCCGTTTGGACCCAGCCGAGTTTGATTGGAGGGATTCCAAAGACGGCACAAATCTCCTCTCGATAATAGTAAAGCAGGTCTAATTGTGCTCCTTCTCGTGTGGAGTCCAGCAGTCGGTGTAGGTCAAAGCCCGTGCCACCATTGACGGCAACCAAGCCGAAAGGTGATTTACCACCAGCGAGTTGTTGCTCCAAAAGTGCCAGCATGGCTTTCATTTCATTATTGGAGATATCGCCAACGTTGAGAATCGTTTTCGGCAACGTTCCCGTATACAGTTCGCCCAGATAATTTGAGAGGTTCAAATGAGCGGCAACGGTGCTGAGAATCGGGATAAGGGGGCTTGTTCCGTAGGCTCGCCCATGCTTAAACTTGGAGACGTGGAGGATTTTATCCGAAGAGAACCTACGCTGGTCTTTGTTGACGTCTTGAATGTACGCCATGGCTGGAGGCTTTGGGCGTTGGTTGGCTGGCACGAGTTTGATTTGCTCCGCTGGTACGTTCCAGACCGCCACCAGGTCGCCCCCAAAGTTCCAATCACGCCCATCGTTTCGGGATTTATCCCCGCTCCCATCCAGTTCCAGATACGCATCGCCAAACAGTTGCAGGTCATAGATGAGAGATTCAAGCCATTCGTCCCCGCTATCATCAGGATTTGGATTTTCAAAAAACGACTTCAGCCTGTTCAATTGGGCTGGGTCACCTTCCTCTTTGCCCTCTTTGAGCAAAAACTCGTACCCGTTGCCTATCGTGTCATTGACGGTACAACGCAGAATCGCATTCACCACCTCGCTTTTCAGGCTTATTGCTCTCAATAAGTCGTAGGAGACGGATGGATCGTACCCAGACGAGCGGGTGCGTCCGTTTGTGTTCGTTCCAATCTTGGATAGGCTGGCGAGAGTCTTGCCGTCCCAAACATTCATGTCACGCTGGTTGGCGGACTCCAGCAGGTCATTCAGTTGTTTGACGTCTGCTTTGCTAGCGCGTCTGCCCCGAAAGAACCCAAAACGACGTCGCTCGCTCATAGTATCGGCATGGCTGGGCGTGGTTTAAGCGTTTAACGGTTCAAGCCCAGTGCGGTTGTCGGGGCTGAGGCTCGACCTCATACATTCTCGGTGTTCTCCCCGCTTTACAGCCGCCCCTGCGACAGCGGGGCGTTTTTGCTCGTGTCCACTTCTCATCACCGCAATCGGGACAACGGACATAGACCAACGCCATCGAGCCGAGTTCGTCTGAGGCGGGTTTTCACATTTGCGAGCCGACCAGCCCTATCGTGGATAATCCCAACAACAACGCCGCCTGTAGGTATGGACGGAACAGGGTGATTATTTCGTCCTTGAATGATTCAAGCCCAGACACCTTCTCTTTGATGACCGCCACGTCGGTTTTCAACGTGGAGATATCCTCGCCCAAATGATGAACGTGATTATCACGCAAGGTCACCAGGTCAGCGTGGGTTGTTTCAATAAGTGCTCGAAGTTCTTCGATTTCAGTCATCGCTCTCACCTTTGGGCTTTAGCACTTTTTTGGGCTTAGGGTCCGTGGAGATGATGCCGAGTTCGACTTTTTGACGTTCAGCGGCTAGAATGTGCTCGTGCTCCTGTTGTTTCACAGCCAGCAGTCGTTCATGTTCAGCCTGTTGTTTGATTGCGTCCTCTTTAGCGGTCACAATTGTTGGATGCAGATCGACTTCGGTTTGTTGCTCGTTCTTCCACAGTTCAAGCATGGTCGCAAATGCGGGCTGAGCCGTTCCGCCAATAATAGCAATGAGAGCAATGAAGCCCTCCAGATTCTCCAGCACGACTTCGGGTTTGAGAATACCCATAGCAACAACAGCCCCAGACGCCGCCAACCACAGGTAAACCGCTGGGAGAGCCGTCCACTTTATCATGCGGTCGTTGACCGAGTCATTTTTTGCCATGTAGCCTCACTCTTTGTCAAGGGCTTCGTCTATTTTGTCTTTGGTTTCAGCGACCTTCTCCTTTGCTTCTTCAACGGTGTCAACAATTTCGTCAAGGGTGATGACCCCATCTGCATTCAGTTGTTTGTATTTTTTCAAGCCCCAGATTCCAAGTGCCACCAAAGCCGCCAAAGCGGTGAGATACGCAAGGATAGTTTCGACTGCCATGCCTTCACGTTTAGAGGGGCGGTTTAAGAGAGAATCGGTTAAGCCCCAAAAGTCCTCATGGTTGGAATCGCTCCCCCATCATTCATTTCACGCGCTATACGAGCATAGATGAGAGCATGAAGGGCGTGATCGTCCCCGTCCCGTCCGTATTTTGTCATGCGTTGCCCCCGTGTTGGGCGGGTGTCCTTCAAGTCCGACTCCTGTGAAGAATTGACGGCACACCATTCATGGAGCACCCATTCAAGGGAGCGGTCGCTGAACGCCAGCCTAAACTCTCGGTTCTTGATTGCCTCCAGCGTGTCCTCAACATAGGTCGTTCTATCCACCACGCACATATAGATGAGGTTGCGGTTGTTATCCCGCTTCTTATATTCAAACGGGGTCATCGGGCGGCTTGAATAATAGCACGAGCGGACACGTTCCCCAAACTCACGCTGGAGTTCTTTGACCTGGCGAGCACCGTAGCCAATATCAGCCACGACCTGCACAGAATTGTACCGCAGAATCATCTCCTTGACCGCCTCCACTTCATCAACGTCATCGGAACGGCTGGCGATTTTGTGAGCGTTGATGATGTCGCCATCTTTGTTGAGAATCACTATCGTAGTTTCAACACCCCAATCGATACCCATGAACGTTTCATCGGGAATCGTGATCGTCGACACAGGTTCGATATTGGCGTCAATAACCCCAAGGGCTTGATCGAACGTGAGCGGTTTTGCGGCTCCAGCGAAAAACTCGCCCAGCACTTCGTTTGCGAATCTGCGGGGGTTGTACGTTTCTCGCTTTTGCTCAATATCCTCAGCACTAATGTCGGGGTGCATCAGTTGGGTGATGTGATACCCGATGATGCTCTTATCGGGGCGGTGAATCCACTTCTCCCCGTCCCATTCTCCTTTGGTTGAGGTTTCCCAAAGCCTCCAAAACTCCGAGCCTTGCTCACGAGCCGTACCGCTCACGATGACCCACTTGTAGTCGGACTGAGCCAACATCTCAAGAAGCATCGGCAACACTTCAGGGTCCGAATCTTGATATTCATCGATACAACACAGGTCGGCTTCAATACCCAGCAGCCCATGAGCGTCACCCCAATTTGAATAGGCATAGAAGTGGTTAAGCGAGCGTCCGCCAACGTCAAATGTTTGGTGGCTCACGCTGGACTTGATTCTTTGTTTCATCAAGCACCCGTTATTCACGCTGGACATGAGAGCACCGTTGAACCGCTCGTCAACAAAGCGGGTGACCTGTGGTTGTCTGGGGGCGGTGTACACGGCATTGAAGTACGGAATGTTCAGCAATCCATACAGCAGAATGTTGCAAATGGTTTCTGTCTTTTCCACTTTGCGAGAGCACTTGAGCACGACCACTTTGGTTTTGTCATTCTTCTCCAATGCTCCAAAGTGTCGATAGATTTCCCACAGGTACGGGCGCTTGTCAAGCATGAACGCTTTGCCGTCAATCGTCCGAAAATAGGACGACCAGCGATCTGGATAAAGAGCAATCGCCTCCGCCTGTTCTTGCGTCAGCGGGGTGTTTGGTTGCCCCTTCGCCATGAAGGGGGGTTATCCCCCCCGTTCATCAATGCTCGCCCGTTCAAGCGGTCTTGTCGCCTGGAATAACACGGATGCTGGTAAACTCATCGGTGAAGGCTCGTGCTTGGTCGCTGGTCTCAAAGGTGGCCAATTCTGCACCCGTGTCGATGTCATAGACGACCCAGCCCTTTGCGTGGGTTTCGATTGTAAACTTCTTGACCTTCTCGGCGCGGATTGCTTGAATCTCAAGAGCGGAAGCGGTATCCCATGTCAAACTGTACCTCTTAGCGCAGATGGGTCCGTAGCCGTGAGAGGTTGAGCGGTGGTCGGTCAAGTGTCGAGCACAGAAGCAACAAGCCCCCTGCAGGTGTCCTTGCTCCGCCGCAACGCCAACGGGGTCGTGCTTGAAGTCCTCCATGAGAGGAAGGATTTCGGCTGCGTTGATTGCGTAGTCGTTGTAGTGATAAACGCCTGTGGTCATGTCAATTTCACCGTAGCGTCCGCCAACACGGATGCGGTCTCGGTTGCCGTTGAGGGTCAAAGTGAAGTGTACGCCAGATGGAGTGACAAAGTTCCACTTAGGCTTCTTGAGGTTCTCTTCAGCCACTTTGAACATTTCAACAACGGCATCGTACTTGTCGAGGGTGTGCTTGAGTTCAAACTTCTTCATACGCTCGATGCGTTCTGCTTCAGCCTTTGCTTTGGCTTCAATGCGAGCGTCTTCTTCAGCGTTGAGTTTCTCGACCCATTCCCACTGCTTGCCAGATAGGTAGCCCTTGCGGGTGTATTGTTGGAGCAAAGAAGCGGCGAAACCAACCTTAGCGTACGTCTTGAGTTTTTCAATACGTGCATCGGGTCCATCGTCGTGCATTGCTTCATCTTCAACGGTTGGCTCGGCAGTTGCTTCTTCAGTCAATTTGACTACCCAATACATCTGCTTGCTGCTGAGGTTCCATTTTTTGCCCTTCCTCACCAGGTCTTGAGCAAACTTCTGCGATTTGCTTGGGACTTGAGGTAGTGCTTCTTCTAAGGCTTCGATTTTGGTTGCTTGTTCTGTGCTGACCATGTCGGGACGAGGGGGTTTCCCCTTATGAATGCTTTGGGTTCTCAATGGTTGAGAATATCAAACAGAACGCCAATCTCTTCGGGTCTCCGACCTTTTCTTTTCACGTTCAGCACGCTGAATTGCACGCTGGGCTTCAAGTTCCTGTCGTGCTTTGGTCTTGGTTAGGCGTTCATTTGCCGCCTCAACACAAGCCGCTACGGCTACGTCGATCACGTCATCTTCGTTGTGTTCAAAGTGGATAGACCACTGAAAACCACGCTTGAACGGTTCAACGTCCTCGACCACTGCATCTGCTGGCAGGTGTGGTTTGATTTTCGCAAAGGCACTCTCTTTCACCCAAAGGCTGGCGGCGTGATTCAACGAGCCATAGATTGCAGCGACCACTTGATTCGTCTCGGACTCATCTGGGTATTTGACCGTGAGATAGTTCACGGACCCTGCTTTCATTTCGGCTATGTTGAAACCATGCTCCCTAAACCGAGTACACAGTGTTTCTTTCGTCATTTTCTTCATTTGGCGTTTGCCAATCTTCGCTGGGGCTGTTGCTTCCATGCTTACAGCCCAGCCCGTCCACCTTCATAAAACTATACGCTTCACACCACTTCCCTTCGTTGAATGCTTTGCAACACACCGAGCAGGCTGTTCCAACCCGCAGTGGTCTTTTTCTTATAATTTGACGAGCACAGTTTGGGCATTCATAGGTTATCGCCCACCCCTCCGTCTGGGCGCGCTGGGATAGCATGGTCGAGAACCTGTTGCGTTGAAGTGTGTAGGGGAGATACAAATCCCAGCCTTGCTCCAAATTGCGGAACGTTTCACCGTGTCCAGCCTCCAAACCGCAGATGAGGTGGCACAGTTCGTGGTGAATCAATCCTTTCAGCAGCAAGGTGTTCTCCCACGTAAAGGCAAGCGGGTGGACTCCAACAACGGGCGGGTCCGAGAACGTACAGGAAGCCATGCGGCGGAACGCATCGGGGCTTAGATACCTCCACAGGAAGAAGTCAGCGTTTTGAGGCAACATTCCGAAGGCTTGAGAGCGTTCCCTTCTCAACGTCCGATAGATTGAACGCACTCGAATGAGATGCTCAATCGTCAGCGACATCTTGGATTCCGTCCTCCAAATGAATCACGTTCCCCACCCTCATTATGACGATGGGTTTGTTGGGATTTGACATGAGCAAAAACAGGAGCCGCTCCCCAAATGTTGCTGGATTTATGCTGGCATCGATTTCAGTTTTCATCTTCCTGGACCTCCGTTTCACCGTTTATTAGCGTCTGTATGTATGACAAAACGTCTGGCAACGATCTGCAATTCTTGAAAAAGCGGCTGGACGAACCCGTTCCCGAATCAAACGCTATCCTCTCGGTGTTGTTGTATTCGTACGTTCCTTCACCAATGTTTGTCCCGTAGCCCGTCACCTTAGCCAACGGCATAGAACCGCCAGCCCCGTTTGAATCTGGGAAAGGTTTCACCACGCTGGGCGACCCATCGTGCAGAACATTTGCTGGAAACCGACCCTTCGGATTTGGACCCGCTCCACGTTCACCCGTCCTATCCCTTGCACAATGCTCCATGCCAACGGGACTGTCGAAGTTTTTGCGTACAATTTCAGGGTCAGCGTGTGGAATTCTGCACGCCCCAATGTTCAACGCGCCCGTCCCGTATTTCAACACGTTATCGACAACGGTTCGCTCCAGCGGCTTGCGAGCCAATAAAATGCATACAGCCCCCTGTAGGAAGCGTGGCGAGCTGGAAAACCAGCTCGGGACGCTCACTTTTTCACAAATCCAAACCAATTGGTCACGGATTTCAAAACCAGCGTCCTCAAAGGCTACGGCTGAACGATGAATGTTTATCGGTGTTTCAAACACGGCAACGTGCTGACCTGGCGATAGGTCATCAAATAAACGGCTGGCGTGGGCTTTCAATTGAACCACTCGCCCATATTTCGTGGGCGTCCGATGGTCAGTTCCTTGATTCTGTATTCTGCGAGTTCGTGATAGTCGGGGTCGAGTTCAATCCCTATGAAATTGAACCCCTCAAGAATAGCGGCCACGCCCGTTGTACCGCTCCCCATGAATGGATCGAGAACCGTTCCCCCTTTTGGAGTGACGAGGCGACATAGATACCGCATGACGTCCACAGGCTTGACGGTCGGGTGGATATTGACCCTACCGCCACTGTGTCGTTCCGTAGCGGTTGGCTTGGGGCAATAGATGAAGCGGTCTGCTCCGTCAAAGTCGGGTCCCCATTCTCCAGCACGCTCCTTGAGTTCCCCGTCATGGAAGAATCGGCTGGCTCCACCAGCATCTCCAAAGTCTCGGACGCCTACGTTCACGGCTCCAGCCGCCAACATTCCCCCATCGCTTTCCCAAGATGCTGAACGGTTCTGCCCTCCAGCGGAGACTTTGACCTTCCCACTTCCCGCGCTAGTTCCGCTTTGTTTGTCAAGGCGTAGGCGGGGGCAATCTGGATGGCAGTCATATATCTCCACTTCTTCAGCGGACGCTTTGACCTTGTCGACATCGTTGTTGGGCTTGAATCCTGACGTTTCAAACACGCTGTCTTTACGTGTTGAGCCTCCTGTTCCGCTCCCTCCACGTACGGTTTGCACCGTTTCACCCGTTGGGGTGCAGTCTGGGTGGTGGCTCACGATCACATTGGTTGGGAATCTGCCAACAACCTCGCCCACTACACGCCTGTGCGTGTTGTGTCCAGCCATTGAACCGTTATCGGACTTCTTCTCGCCCGTTCCTTCCTCAACGTTTCGGACGGTTTCACCAATCCGAGCACCGTCAATGTTGATACCTCCAGTGCCATGTTTGAGCACGTTCTCGGCAACAGTTCCGCTGAACGGCTTGCGTCCAACCACTGCTGGCTCGTGCTCCGTAGCAAACTCGGTGTCGAGGTCTGGAGCATAGAAGAAGCGAGAAGCCCCGCCCTCATCATTGTGTCCTCTCACGGTGTCAAACTCTTCATCGCCTCCACCAAACACGGCAGATTTGTTGAAACCTACACCGCTGGGTGCTTTGCGACTTTTGGTGTGTCCGCTTTGTTTATCCAGCGTGAGGCGTGGGCAGTCGTCATTGCATTCCTCTTCAGTGCATTCCTCGTGATGACTGACGAGCACGTTTGTTGGGAAACGTCCGCCCTCGTGTTGCTCGTACACGCTGGTGTCCTCTTCATTCCCTCTCCATTGACCAGCCTCGCTTGACCACATAGCCTTTTTGCGTTCAAACTCGATGACGTCATCGGTTTGGACCCGTGAAGCGTCAATGTTGATAGCCCCCGTGCCATGTTTCAGCACGTTCTCCGCCACGCTGGACGGGAACGGTTTGCGGGCTAAGACGCAGGGTTCGTGTGCTGGCTTGAGGGCTGTTCCCCAGCCTTCCCACTTCTTTGCCATGTCCGTTTCAGCAACGGTCACGTCGTATTCGGGGGCTTCCAACCCCTCAATGGAGCCGAGGTTCTCATCACCAAAGGCGGCGGCGATACCGCTCGTTCCTTTGCCTACGACTTCCCGCTCCGCTTCTGGAAGGAATAGTTCGTCCCATTCATCACCCATTTCGAGGGTCTCTTTGATGATGAGATAGTCCTCCAATTTTGGCACAGCAGGTTGTGAACCTTTGGTTATGTAGTGCGAGAGCATATCGTTGCCGAGAGCCTTCGTCAATTCTTTGCGGGTCACTCCCTTCTCCTTCATGGCGTCAATGACAGCATCACGGAACGGCTCAAAGTCCGCTACGATTCCACCACGTTTGTCGATTGCTTTTGATACGTTGAGGCTCTTTGGGAAGCCCGAACCGTACATCCACATGATTTGGTCACGGATTTCAAAGCCAGCATCCTCAATTCCTTGAGCCATGCGGTGATAAGTCCGAGAACCAGCGAAGGCGATGATGTGTCCGCCAGGTTTCAAGACTCGCAAAGCCTCCAATGCCCAGCGACGGCTCCATTCGCCCATCGCTTGAGCGTCTGTAAACGAGTCCCATTCACGACCCATGAAGGAAAGACCATACGGTGGATCGCAGACAACGGAGTCGACTGAGTTATCGGGGAGTTTTTTCATCTCTTCAACGCAGTCTCCATTGAACGTACGGCTCGTTGGCATAAGGTGAAACCAACCGCCCACCCTCATAAAGAATTGAGGTCGGCATTGACTCTCCATTCTTCATCTTCATCATAACGTTCCACACACGCCTCCAGCGTTGACGGGACTATCTCTTTTGGCTTGGGTCCAGGTGGGCGGCGGTCGGTGTATTTCTTTTTGTTAGCCCTCCGTTTCGCTCGCTTCTCGGAGTTTCTTCGCCTCGCCTGATCGCTCAAAGCGTGTGGATCGACCGACCTTTTGTTGTTGAGTTTGCCCTCTTCGTATCTCTTTCGCTCCCTCAAGCGATGACAATTTGCACAGACAGGCTCGCATTTTGCGATTTCCTCTTGAATCCTTTTGATTGAAATGCCCTCTCCAACCATGCGAGAGATGACTCGGTGTTTTGTATTGGGGTCAATATGGTCGAATTCCATAGCCCAGATATTG